GATGTACCAGACGAACAGGCAGATGCAACAGTCGTTTCAGCCCATGCAAAAATGACCGCAGATTTGACTTTAGGCGGCGAGGCCATAGATGTTCAACCGACTAATGTAACTTTTGAATCTATAGATGGAGACTCACCAATTGGAGTTACAACGATGGGGTATTTAGTCCGTTATAGGACAGAAGTTGACGACATAACCCAATAATTTATTTACTACGGCTAAATAACAAGAATGATTTATGATGTAAGCATATTGTTGACCTTGTTGTGTTGTGCCAAAGCTAACTAGAAAAAGGACGCTACTCGTCAAAACTGAAAGTAGCTATGGAACCGACCCCACGCCAACAGGTTCAAGTAATGCCATCCTTGTTCGTGAATTGAATATTGACCCTGTTCAATCTGATGAAGTAAGTAGAAACTTGGTAAGGAATTACCTTGGAAATTATGAAACACTCTTAAGTAATACAAGAGTTAATGTGACTGCTGACGTTGAAATGGTTGGAAGTGGCGCAGCCGGAACAGAACCAGCTTATGCACCATTATTAAAAGCCTGCGGTTTGGCTGTTACAACAGTTAGTTCAACAAGTAATACATATGCCCCTGTTAGTGCTTCCTTTGGCTCCTGTACTATTTACTGCAATATTGACGGTGTACGCCATAAGGTCACAGGATGTCGCGGTAGCTTTTCGATTAGTTGCGAGCTTAATCAAGTTCCTGTAATTTCGTTTTCCATGACGGGGATTTATAACGCCCCAACAGATCAGGCAGCGCCAACTTGTACTTATAACGCTACTAAGCCTTTGTTATTTAAGACAGGCAACACAAGCGCCTTTTCTATCTTTGGATATAGTGGTGCATTGCAATCATGGTCATTTGACATGAATAACGAAACTGTTGTTCGTCAATTGGTCGGAGGCACCCAGGAAGTAATGATTACAGATCGGGCACCTAGTGGGAGTGCAAGTGTGGAGGCAGTTGCTTTATCGGCTCATAATTTCTTTACAGATGCAACAGGAAGTTCAACCGGAACTAATACTTTCTTACATGGAACTACAGCCGGAAATAAAGTGACTGTTAGTTGTCCACAAACTGACTTAGGGCAACCAACCTATGAAGATTCAGATGGCGTGCAAATGTTAAATCTACCCTTTAGTGCCGTTCCTACAACGGCCGGCAACAATGAAATTTCAATTGCCTATACTTAATTAATTGCTAAAAAACTAAGCTAGGCTTACATTAATACTTAAACGTAGTAAAACAAATGGGCTTCAAGATTGACCAATCTGGAACTTATAAGTGGCCTGTCACTGTTGAGGTGCCGATGGATAACGGCAAGCATGACAAACAAAAATTTGATGG